GTCTCGTCGCCGGTAAACACCACCTTCTTCGGGCTCGTCACCATGCGGGACGAACCGTCGCTGTTCACTTGGCGCACCGTCTCGTAACCGGCGCGCACCGAGCAGCGGACCACAGCGCCAAGGCTCTGCGGCGGCAACGCGCTGGAACGCTGCATGGCCTTGCTGATCGCGTCCGCCAGCACGTTCGCATCGGGCGGCGCGTCGCCTTCCAGTGTGCGTTGACGGGCGCGCTTGATGCCGGCGCTCTCGCCTGCGGTCGCGGCCGCTACGCCGCTCATGTCGTTGGGGTCTTGTGCCATATGAGGCCCTTTTTGATGTTTCTAACAAAGGTCACGTCAACGCCGAGGCGTTTGGCTATGCGCGGACACGCGCCGTAGCCGGAATCTTCTTGCAAGGCCCGATGAACCGCATCGGCCTGCTCTTGTGTGTGCTTTGCGCCCGGATGCTTTTCGCCCAAGTGCGGAGCGCTAACTCGTCGCCCTTTGGCGTCCATGTCGCGCACGTTGTCAGCCTGCGTGCCCAGTCGAAGATGTGCAGGGTTGCAGCACCAACCATTGTCGCACGTGTGCATCACCACGCGGCCATGCCACCCCTTGCTCTTGGGTATTGGCCCGTTGATTTCTTCCCACACCGCGCGATGCGCTAGCATTCGCTTTGAGCCGCGCCCGCCCGTTGAAATCATCCCGCGATCATCTCGCGTGCGCCATGCGGTCCAGGGCCAACAATCGTCAGGCCCGCGCTTTTCAATTTTAGACCAAAGCCGGGCCCGAAAAGCTGCTCTCGCTTTCGGGCCCGGCTCGGTTGTTCCTGTGCGCCTTTTCCGGCTGTAATGAACCGAACAAAGCCGGGCGGCGAAACAGGGTCGCCCGCACCCCTCAACACTGCAAACCATGCCGCCAGCCTAAGCCAGCGGCATGATTTTAGCAAGTATCAGGAAGTTGCGATGTCCGCCAGAATCCAGTTGCCCTTTTCGTTTCGGGACGCCTGGCTGAACTCCATCTTCAGCAGCTTGCGGTTGGCATGGCCAACGCGCGCCAGCGGCTCGACGGAGAACGGTTGCAGATAGTGGATCGACCACATCTTGGGGTCGATACCCAGCACCGAACGCGGCGTGCTGGCGCCGCGCGCTGACGAGGTAGCCACGAAGCGGTTCGGCACCGCTTTCTTGACGCCAAAGTCAGACGCGTAAAGGTCCACAGCGCCGACGATCACATTCGAGCCCGTGGACTTGTCCACGATGTTGTACTTCGTCGCAACGCCAGAGAAGCCGCTAAGGGTCTGCTTCGCAAACGAGCCCAGCATGATGATGCTGTCCTCGCCGCCTTCATCCCAGCAAGCCTTGATGCGGCCCTTGAGCAGCGTTTCGGTGAAGGTACGGGTCGATGAACCGTCCGTCGCCGCCGCCACGATGCCGGTGCCGCTGTTGTAGCCGCCCTGCGTCGAAGCCGTTGAGCCTTTGCGGCTGTCGTTCGTGGTGATCCAAGACTCGAAGCCGGCGCATTGGCGCGCGGTAAGCGCCGAACCGTCATCCGAAGCCCAGTTGCCAGCAAGACGCGCCTCCATGTGCCGCTTCAGTTCCTTGGTGCGCTTCATCACCTGATAGCCGGTTTCCGTGTCGCGCCCTGCGGCAGTGACGGCATCGGCCGAGTCGGAGATAATGATTGCGCGGTCCATGATCTGCATGTGGTTCTTCAAGCGAACCGTGGCAGTGAACGTGCGGTCGGTGGCGGATGCGCCTTCGAGGACGGTGATCGAACCGTCTGCGGAAGCCAGCGTGTCGGTCTGCCATTCAATCACGCGGTTCGTGGCTTTCTTGCCCTTCTGAACCGTGGACTGATACGGCGTGTCAGTCGGCGCGATGTTGTAGATCGCGTCGGACAGGTCTTCCCGAACGCCAACCTGTCCATAGGTTGTCGTGGTCATGTTAAATTGTCCTTTGGGTTAGATGCGCCCGGCCTTCACCAATCCGGTGAAGAACGCCGCGGCGTCATCATCTGAGTTAGTCTGCTTCAATCGGCCCAAAGCGTTCTGTGCAAATTGGCCCTTCTGGTCGCGCGCTTGTGCGGGCGATCCCTTGGCCTCCTGTTTGCTCCGAACCAGCTTTGGCGCCTTCGCTTCCACCTTCGCCTTCACGTCCCCGCTCTGCGCCTTCATGGCCCGATAGGCCAAGGCGTCCCGGGCAACGAGTGCCTGCCGGTGGTCTGTCAAAACGGCATCAAGCTCCTCGGCCGAAAAGCCGTAGGACTTGCCCATGTCGTTGACGAACTTGTTTAGCGTCTCGCGCTGGCCGAACTCGGGCCATGCGCGCGTCAGACGCTGCAACTCCAGTGTTTCGCGATGCTCGGTCGCTTGCGCTTGCGCGTCTTGCGCTTGCTTCAACAGCCGCCCGCCAAGGTCCTTGGCCTGGCCGTACTGCTGGCTCGCGCGCTGATACTGCGCATAGGCGCGGTGATAGCCGTCCGGGTCATATTGCGGGCTCGACGGGTTGAGCATCGCTTCCGCATTCGGCGGCTGCGGCTCGCCCAGCATCTGCAACGCCGCTTGCAGCATGTACGCCGTCTGCTGGCCAACTTGCTCGACCTGACGCAGACGCTGCGTCGCGTGGCTCACCGCCTCCTGCTCGACGCGCTCGATGATCTGCGCCTTCTGGGCTTCGATGCGCTCATACGCTTGCGCCTTCTCGACCAGATCGGCCACCTTCAGGCGCTTGGGCTCCTGGCCTTCCTCGCCTGCAATCTCAATCTCGTCTTCGTCCGGCTCGGCTTTGTCGTCGGCCTTGGCCTTCGTCTCTTCCTGCTCGGGCGCCTCTTCTTCGACCGCCGCATCCGGGTCAGCGTCACGCACTTCTTGCGACGGCGCTTGCCCGATGTCGCCCTCGTCCGGGGCCATGACTGCCGTTAGCAGCGCGCTTTCAGCGGCTGCTTCTGTGCTTTCCATGCTCATGCGTTACCTCAGAAATACGGACGCGGCCCCTTGGCCAAGCGGTCCAGTTCGGCTTCCGCCGCGCGCCCGTCGCGGGCCAATTCAGTCAAGTACTTGAGCATCTGGCGCTGCGATTGGATCGCCACGGCCAGATTGCGCCGGCCAGCGTCGTCATCGAGCGGCAGGCTTAGCATCGTATGCGTCAGGTTCGCTTCAGCACGCGCCATGAAGTCTTGGACTTGCGTGCTCTCCAGAAACTGGCGCACCGCAGCGCCCTCGGATGCGCGCGTGATAAGCGTCGCCTCGTCCGGCGCTGTCGGCATTGGCTGCGAAGGCCGCACTGCGTCAGCGATGAAGCTGCGAATCTCCTTGCGGAGGAAGCTGTTGATCTTCTCTAGGCGGCTAATAGGAAAATCTCCTCGTCGTCTTCTTCCTGCGCCCGCTCGATTGCCTCGCGCATGGCCTTGGCTATTTCCTGGGCCAACGCTTGGCGGCGCCGCGCATCCTCTCGGACCTCGGCCAACTGATCGGCGAACTCGCGAACCACCGGAACTTGGTAGCGCACCGGCAGCGCCTCGAACGCCTGCACCGGCAAGCCGTACACGCGCCGCTTCGGCTTGGGCGCTTCGGGCTCGGGCGGCGCTTCCGGTTCTGGCGCCGGCATCCTTGCCAGTTCGTCCAAGAAACGCTGCAAGGAATGGCCGCGTTTCTTGTGTGCGCCGGCTCCGCTTGGTTGCGTGACCGCTGCACTATCGCCCCCACCGCCGCCGCTGCCCGCTCCGACGAGGGCAAGCAGTAGCGACATGCGTTATTCCCAGCCGTAAATCGGCGTCCAGACGAACGTAATAGTCTGCGATGCCGTGGCTGTGCCAACGATGAACTTACCGACGAGCTGCACGAACTCACCGGGGTTCACAAAGATAGGCGCATCGCCAAGGTCAATTTCAATCGGCCCATGCTGTGGAGCTTGGCCGATTGCAGCGGCGACGGGCCAAGTCATATAGCCAAGCGGCAAGCGACGCGGCGCTTTGGCGGCGGCTGCTTCAGTGGTCGCAAGCGAAACAGCCGTGTGACCATAGGCCAGCGAGAATTGAAGCGTGGTGGCTGTAGTCGCGACCGCAGCGCCCGTATTTACCGCATCAATGCGAACGCCGCGGATAACGCAGCGCCGGCCCTGCACGTTGGCTGTGCCTGCCGGGATTTGATAGCTGCCCCAGATGCCGTCTGTCGCAGCCGCAGCCGCAGCCGTGACAACACCCTGCCCGCCCAAGCCTGCCGGCAAGTTGGCGGTCAGCGCCGTGTTCGATGGCGCCGCTGCTGTCGGGTTAGTGCTGTTGGGATAGGTCGCAAGCGAGCCCATCGTGCCGCCTGAGAGGCCCTGATAGGAGCCATAGCAGCGCTGGCCTACAATCGAAGCCGTTTGCGCGAGGTTCGGGCCACCAATGGAGACGGTGTAATCGTTGAACGCGAAAGACAGAGCCGCGCCCGCAGCGCCACCGGCGATGACATGGCGCATGGCTACCGGGAGCGACGCGCTCATGCACGGCTGGCCTTGGCCTACCGGCGTATCGATCTCGGCATAGAGTACGTCATCGATCCAGAACTTAACGGCGTGCTCGTGGATCGAGATGATGAACTGGTACTTCTGATTGATCGCGTATGTGAAGTCGAAGACGCTGGTGGTCGTCTCGGTGCCGTTCGAGTTGATAACGCCGAACAGACCGGCGCTGGTAAGGCGGAAATAAATCCCGTCAGTCGGCGCATACGGGTTCGTGGTCGCAAGGCGAACAAAGCCGAAGTCCACGATGGTGTTGGTGGTAGGAAGCGCAGTGAAGCTGCCCGCAAACTCACCGTAGAGATTAGACGAGCCAATGAGCGGAAACTCAGCGTAGGAGTTCCACTGAACGCCCGTGGTCGTGGTCGTGATGTTGCCGCTGTTGGTAATCATACCCGCAGCCGTCCAACCAATCGTCATGGTCGTGTTGCGGTAAGCGTGCTTGCCGGTGTTCTGGGCCGTGTAGTTGAACGTCTCAATGTCAAAAATCGCTTCGTTCGCCACCCGCAGCTTGGCGTCATCGTCCGTCTCGGGCGACGCGAGATAGGCCGTGCCCGTCTTTGCGCCGGGGTCGTTCTCCGAGAACAGCCGCACGGCGCCGACTTCGGCGGGGCTCGTGTTCTGCGCCAGCGCTACCTTCAGGCGGTTGGTGGACTCAACCTCAGCCACATTGCCGGAAGCGCTTCCGATCAGCTTAAGAAACCAGCTCACGTGTAAACGTACCTCACATCAAAAGTCCCGGTGCATAGGCCAACCAAACACGTCACGTTGAGCGTGAATGACCCGTTGCTAGGGACACAGAAGAGACGCCAGGACACCGCCGCAAAAGCGTGCTCACTGGCTGAATTGTCCACGGTCGCGTCACCCTGCACGTAAGCTTCCATGTACGAGGCTGACGTGACGCCGGAATCCGCAATCACAAACGATGCGTCCGCTACTGGCGTTGAGCCAAAGTCGATTGTCGCCGTCCCCGTGGACGCCATTATTCAACACCGACTGCGCGCCCATCCGCGCCGCGCTTAATCGACTTCGGCCGGCGTAGCTCTTTGATCAGCTCCTGCTGGCCCTTCATCATCGCTTCAATCAAGCGATCCGTGCGGCTCGGCTTGCCGTCCATCTCGGCCTCGGCGTCGTCGCGCTCGTCGGGGTCCTTGGCCATCTTCATCTTCTCAAGCTTGGTCGATTCCTTGCGCGCATCTTTGCTGTCTTCCAGCTTGGCGCTCTCGACCTCGCCCTTAAACTCAATCTCACGCGCCTTCATCTGAAGCTCGGCCTGCTTGATCTGCGCCTCAAGCTGCGCCTTCTCGCGCTCGAACTGGAGCCGCTCGGCTTCAAGCTGGACGCGCAGCATCTCAATCTGATGCTCGCGCTGCGCCTTCTCGGCATCCATCTGCGCCCGCATCAACTCATCACGCTGCTGCGCCGCGGCAACTTGCATGTCCTTCTCGGCCTGCAACACCGTCTGACGCTCTGCCGATTGAGCCTTCATCTGCTCCATCTGCACCGACGCTTGCATCTCCATCTGAGCCTTCTGAAGCTCAGCCTGGACCTTGGCCGCGTTCGGGTCTTGCGGCGGCGGCGGCACATAGGGCTCCATCTGCCCCGTCTGCGGGTTCTGCTGTACCGGTGCGCCGAAGAACTTGTCCGGCGTCTTAAACCCTAAGAGCCGCAGCTTTTCGCTGACGAGGTTGTAGAGATGCTCTGGCTTCACCACCGGCGTCCCCGGCCCGTAAGCGCTCACCCATGCCACCTGATCCTGCTGGATCATCTGAAGCATCATCAACTGCTTTTCACGCGCGCCCGTACCAAGGCCCACGCTCACCGTGCATTGAATGTCCGATTCCCAAGCGCGCGGGTCGATGTTCTGCCACTCGCCCGCGATCTTGATGCTGCGCGCTTCGTTCTGGTGCTTGTGAATGAGCCGATAAAGCTTCTTGCCAAGCTGCTGCAGGCCAACCGCCAGATTGCGGGCGATCTCTTCCTTGCGAACGCTCGCCGCGTTCTGCAACAGCTCTACGCCCTTGGCCGTGTCATGCAACAAATCCGGGTCCATCGGCTGCGCCGATCGGTTCACGCCCGTCCGGCTCTCAGCTACACGGTCGATCCACTGCATTGCCGTCAGCGCCGATGCGCTCAAGTCCGGCGTCACCATCGGCATGATCGCATCCGCCGCGGAGCCTGCGCCCTCGATCACCACGCCAGGCCGCACCGTCAGCAACGCATCGAGACCACGCTGGCTCACGATGTTCGTGTTGGCATACGTGCGCGGAACCACGCTCATGTACACGCTGTCCAGCATATTGCGGAGCAGCACCGTCTTGACCCGCTGGATGTCCATCGCCTCGTCGGCAATGCTCAAGCCGAAGAAGCGGTGCGGGATCGGGTTCGGCGTCCAGTGGCTGTAGATGTGCTCATCCACCTCCTCCTTCTCGAGGATGCAATCGCCCAGGCGATAGCAGCGGATCAGCTCGGGCATCCCGTCGCCGTCCAGATCGTAGCGGATGTACTCCCGCATGATCTCGACCTCGCCAGCATCGCCCTCTGTGGCGCCGCGCATAGCGCCAGCGTCCCAGCCTTCCAGGTCACGGAAGCGCTCAGCCCGGCGCTCGTCGGTGTTGAAGCCTGACGTGTCGCCCTGGTGGCTGTCGATCTCCTCGGCGTACTCAGGCCATTTGCGCTTGGCCTCGCCGCGCATCATGCGAACCACGTCGCCGCAATAGCGGGCCGTCTCCAGATCCACCGTGCGCGCAGCGATGCGGAAGTCCTCGGGCGCGATTGCGAACACTTCCGGGTAGGCGTGCTTGGTGCGCTTCCTGATCTTGAAGGCATAGAACATGCCGTCCGGGTGCGCTTCGTCGGGCTGGCCCTGCTCTACGTCCTGGCCCACGATCTCCGTGGACGGATCAGCCATGAGCTGTTGCGCCTGCATCATGTTGAGGCCGCTCACCTCTTGAGCGGGGCTGTACTCAGCTTCCTTCCACTCGCAGCCCATGATGCCGACGCGCTGCAACAGGCCGTCGAAGATGAACGCGTCAAGCTCGCGCTCGCCCTCGTTGTCATTGAGAAACGTGTAGTTCACCAGATCGGTCGCGGCCTCTGCGTGCTCATCGCTCTCAGGCGTGACGCCCGCAAACTCAAACACCTTCGGGCCGCTGGTGAACGTGCGGCGCAGATCAGGCCGCAGCCACTGGATGATCTCGTACACCTCGCGCGTGGTGACACGGCTGCGGCCGTCCACCTCGTCGCCGTACTCGTCGCCGTAATAGCGCTTGAGCGCATTAATCTGCGCTTCCTGAAGCTCGCTTTTGAGGTAGGACGCAGCCCATTGCTCCTCAGCGCGCAGGGCCTCGACTAAGCCGCTGTCGTCAGCGTCGCCGCGGTCGTAAGCCAATTAGGCCACCGTCCCCATAGGCGGCGCGAGCGGGCGGCTGTCTTCCACAATGGCCTGATCGCGATAGTCGCACATCATCAGACCGAACGCGTCCGCGTCGTGGCTGTAGTCGTGGTTCGGCCCACGGTCTGCGCCCGTCTCTTCGCTGATCTTAGGCGCGTAGAGCCCAAGCATGATGCGTCCATCTTCGGTCGTGTCCTCATTGAAAACTGTCTGTGCAAAGCGCCTGCGCGTCTGCTCGATCCTGAACATCGCTGCACCCGGCCCTTGGTTGGGGATGACCCGCACATTGGCAAAGCCTGCCTTGCGCCATGCGTCTTCCCACGTCTCTGCCGGCCCGCCATCGTTGGCGCCGTCATGCGGCAGGACGATGTGAGCCTTCTCATAGCCCCGATCCCGCATCCACTGAACGTGCGCTGCGAGCGGTTGGCCTTGAGCGTTGTAGTGATCCAGCACCCTGATCTCGCGGCCCACACGCTGCGTGATCCAGATCACGTAGTTGTCAGCCTTCGCGCCTTTGCCGCCGATGTCATGGTGGCTGTAGATCGGCAGCAGCGGCTCTCTGAACACGCGTGTGATGCGCTTGTCCTGCTTGGCCCTCAGTAAGTCCTGGGCATAGTAAGCGCCCGTCGCCGCCGTGGCGTATGCGCCTTCCCAGATATGCTCATACTGCTCGGGCCGGTCGCGCAAATCACGCTGGCGCTCGGCTTCGAGCACGGCCGGGAACCACGGATTGTCCCGCCAGTTCAACTCAACGATCTTGGTGTCCGCGTCGCTCGGGTTACCAAAGCGCTTATTCGTGGCGCTCGCCTTAAGCCTCGGGTTCCAGGTCAGCCATATCTCTGACCCCTCTTCCCGCACTGTCGGGATCAGCACCACCCACGCCGCTTCACTCACGTCCTCGGCTTCGTCGATCCAGCACAGCAGAATGCGCGCCTTGGACTTGATGCTGCTTAGGTTGCGGGCCAAGCCGACGAACAGGTACTCGACCCGCCGGCACTTGGTGCGGATGAACGTCTCGCCAATCTCAAACACCGTGATGAGCCACGGGTCAGAGCGTATGGCCGCGGCGACCTCGCTGAACGAGGAGTCCGCCAAGCTGTTCATGAACTGACGGCCGCAGAGGATAACACCCTCCCGGCCCTCAGCCGCAGCCTTAGCGCCGATCACAGCGCTCATCTTGGCGAAGGTGCGCGTCTTGGCTGAGCCACGCCCACCCTTAGCGCCCCTGAACCTAGCCTTGCCCTCGAATACCGGGACTAGCTTGTCCGGTAGCTGGATCTCATGCGTCTGGTCGAACGCCACGCAGGACGATCTCGTTAACTACGCGCAGCGGGTTCTCAGGATCGCCGCCCACCTGAACAGGGATGATCTTGGGGAAGATCACTTTGTAGAAGTCGCTCGGGTTCTCTCTGGCCCAAGCTGTCAGCGCCTTAACGCCGCCAATGCCCTCGAAGGCCATCTCAATCGCTTCGTAAGCCTGCTTGGTCTTGGTGCGCGGCACACCCTTCTTGCCGCCCGCTCCGGGGCGTCTGCCGCCGTGTCCGTTAGCCATCTTGATGAACTTGATCTATGGTCATGGCCTGCGCGTAACGTCTTGCCCTGGGTTCGTGTAAGCGTCGCTACGCTCCGGCTTTATCGCTGCGGCGATGTCAGCAACGATTTGGGCGACGAACAGGCCCGCTAGGGCGTGGACATAGCTTTCCGGCTTCGCGTCAACCGACGCGCCGCGTTCATGCCAAAGCACTTGCCGGGGGCGTTGGCGCGGATTGCAGCAGCTATGCCACGCCAAGGTGAAGGGCCAAGCGTTAAGGCGCCCCATGCCGGTGACGCCAAGTGGCTTCTCGCGCCTTCCACAAACGCCGAGCGTATCGGTGCGTGCGCTGAAGAAGGCGCACTGCTCGCACGTCCCGTAACCGTCTGGCTTGCCCGCAGCAACGATTGTCATGGCCGCCTCGTAACATCCTGGCCGGGGTTAGTGTAGCCCTCGCTTTGTTGCTCACCCTGGCTTGAAATGATCGCGCCGGTCATGGCTTGCTCACGGAACGAGCGCGTTGCGGTGTCCCAGATGATGCCCTGCATGGCGAAGATGGCGGCGCAGGCGAGGATCATGCCGGCGGGTACGCCTATGGCGAAGCCTAGCCAGCGTTGGTGTCTGCCGTGCTTGGCTTCTTCGCCTGCCGTGGGGCGTGCGTCGCGTTCGGCGCGGAGCTGGGCGAGCTGGCTGTACTCCTCCTGCGTTTGGAGGCCGATCTTGGCCAGCTCAGCAAGCGCGCGCTTCTTGCCCTCTGCGATGCCTGCGGTTCTGTTGGCGCGATCGCGGGCCTTTAGCTTCTCCTCGCCGGTGAGCGCCTTGATCTCTTCTTGGGTCAGTTCGCGGCCGTCTGCCGCGAGATAGACCGCAGCCGCGCTCATCTCAGCGCGCCTTCGCCTTCTTGGCCGGCGCTTTCTTCGGCGCGGCCTTGGCGGCCTTCTTGGTCTTGGCGTTCAGCTTAGTCATGTCTTGCTCCTGTTGGGTCCGCAGCAGCCCGCCTTAAGGGACAAGGAGGGAAATCGCCGCCGCCTCGTTAATCCGGCTAACCATTGCCGAACGATCATAGGGCGGCAGCGTGGCGGGCTGCTGTGGGTTGGATTCTGGCGGGCGGTGGAGCGGCTAGCGTCAAGGGGCTGACAGGGATGGGCCGTCCGAGCGCGCTCGCCAGAAACGAGAAGCGCGCCGCGGATTGCTCCGGGCGCGCCA